ACCAGTCAAAGTCTATTACTCAATTTTTTGGTTGTTCTGGAGTAACTCAAAATATTCCTGATCTTACTGATATTAGAATAGATGCATATGCTTATGGATATGTTGGACTTGATACTAGTACGACAGTGAAATTAAGAGTAACTGGTGTTTTATCAGAACTTCAAATTGATGAACAGACAAGGTATTATGGTGATGGAGATCTAATCAAAATAAAGTCTTTAGGCAAAGAAATTGATAACATTAAATTTAATAATTGGTTTTATAATATCTCTACAAAGTATGATGTAAAAAATATTTCTTTGGTAGATCTATCGAATAATTCATATTTATTTGAAACTTATGATGTCCATAATTTTATTCTTGGAGATTTTATTTTTATTGAATCAAATAATGGAATTGTTGTAGGTCAAGTTTCATCCATAGAGAACTTGAACAAGTTTGTTGTGAGTGGACAAGGGCAATTAAATCTGAACTTAAAATATCAGGTTAATAAAAAATTATCCAAGTTAAATGCATTAAATTATCCAGAGTCCAACATTTATTCTACAAATGTACAAAATGTTTATTATGATTTTGATGAAAGTCTTTATGTAGCTTCTCCATCTTTACCATCTTATTTTGGCCAACCTCTAGAAATTGAAGATAAGTCTATATTCTTTTCTGGATCTTTTTCTGGAGACACATTAATCATTGGAAATCATGATTTTTATACTGGAGATGCCGTTTACTATTCTGCAAACTCTGCTACAAATTCTCTTGGAATTGATGATGGAATTTATTATGTGAAGAGAGAAAATAGTACAACAGTAAAATTATCTAGAAGTAGACCAAATATTTACAAAGAAATTTTCTTAACTGTAGATAGCAATGGACCTATAACCAATAATAGATTAACTCACTTAGATTTTTATAACAAAACACTTAAACCTCAAAATTTAATTAGAAAAATATCAAATCCTATAGAAACGGATAATGATACTACCACTGAGTTTGGTCCAACTGGTATATTAGTAAATGGGGTAGAAATTTTAAACTATAAGTCAAAAGATGGAGTGTTTTATGGACCAATTGAAAACATAGATGTTGTTGCTGAAGGTGATGGTTATGATGTAATAAATCCCCCATTATTAACTATATCTGATACGCAAGGATCATCTGCACAAGGATTCTGTGAAGTTGAAGGTAGATTAGAAAGAATTGATGTCATTGATTCTGGATTTGACTATGTAACAGAACCTGTTGTAAATATTACAGGTGGATCTGGATCTGGTGCAATTGCAAAAGCTAAACTTGCAGAATTTACACATTCTGTAAATTTCAATCCAGAATCAACTGCACTTTTAGTAAACTTAAGTAATAATACTATTGGGTTTTCCAGCTTTCATAAGTTTAGAGATGGAGAAAAAGTAATATATCAAACAAATAAGGGAGTTGCTGTTGGTGGCTTGAGCACAAACTCATCTTATTATGTGTATGTTGAAGACTCTCTCAATATCAAATTGCATAAGACAAAAGACGATGCAGTTATTGGAGTAAACACAATTAGTTTAACTTCTTATGGTTCTGGCAATCACTCCTTTGTTGCAGATTCACTTAAGAAAAAAATTCTTAAGATAGATGTTATTAATCCTGGTAGTGGATATAAGAATAGAAAAACAAGTGTTTCTGTAACTGGAATAAACACATATAGTAATACTATAGATTTGCCAAATCATGGATATGATAGTGGAGAAATAGTCACATACACTTCATCAAATACACCACCAGATGGTTTAGTTGATAATTCAAATTATTATGTTACTAAATTAACAGATAATCAATTCAGACTATCTCCAGTTGGTCTTGGATCTACAAATATAGATTTTTATTATAAAACAAATCAATTTGTTGAACTACAATCAACTGGAATTGGAACACATACCTTTAACTATACCCCAATCAATGTTGAAATTGTTGGAGTAATTGGCGTTTCTACAAGAACTGATCAAGATTTTAGTGCAAAAGTTCAACCTGTTTTTAGGGGCGAAGTAAAATCAGTTTTTGTATCGAATGGTGGATCCAATTACGGATCCTCAAATATAATAAATTATAACAGACAACCAGAAATTACTGCAAATAGTGGATCTGGAGCAGAACTAATAGCAATTGTCACTAACGGAAAAATTGTAGAAGTATTAGTAGTAAGTTCAGGTTCTGGATATAATTCTCCTCCAGACTTAGTTATTGATGGGCCTGGTCAGGGAGCCCTTCTCACTCCAGTATTGCAGGATGGGTTATTAACCGAAGTTAAGGTAATAACTGGAGGATCCGGATATGTTCGTGGTTCTACAAAAATTAGAGTAGTTGCTTCTGGTTCTGGAGTTAAATTTACATCTTTTGCGAAAAAATGGACCATTAACTTAGTAGAAAAATATTTACAAACTAATAAAATTACAGCAGATGATGGATTTGTTTCTAATGGAATAAACAGTGATAACGAACTCGAATATTGTCACTTATATGCTCCTAGAAAGTTTAGACAATCTGTGTACTCATCAAGATTAATTGGTGGAGTTAGAAAATATTTTCCAGATTTATCGATTTCAAATAATGTTGAAGTTAATTCATCTTACCATTCGCCAATTATTGGATGGGCGTATGATGGAAATCCAATTTATGGTCCATATGCATATTCTTTTTCTACTGGTGGTTCAATAAAGCAATTAAAATCTGGATATGAGTTAATTAGTGCAGAAAATAGACCATCATCTTCAACATATCCATTAGGATTTTTTGTTGAAGACTATCAATATAATGCATCTGGCGATCTAGATGAACATAATGGAAGATTCTGTGTTACTCCAGAATTTCCAAATGGTACTTATGCATATTTTGCAACGATTGATCAGGGCATAGAATCTTCTCAACCATTTAAGGGATATAAGAAACCAAGTTTTCCATATTTTATTGGAAATTCTTTTAAATCTGAAAAAATTTCTGAGAATTTTGATTCAAAATGGAATCAAAATGACATCGATATAAATGCAAAAGGATGGTTTAGAAATACTACTCCATATGGCCTCTCAAATAAAAATACATATTATGATTACATTTTAGATCCAAATAAGATAAAAGAAAATAATTCAATAATTAGGTATTCTGGAAGAGGATTTGTAGATTCTATTGGAATAGTTACTGGTGGAAAAAATTATAAAGTAGATGACACTATAAATTTTGACAATCAAGGAACTTTTGGAACAGGAGCTTTTGCAAAAGTTTCTTCTATTAAAGGTAAAGATATAAATGAGATAAGTGTTCAGAGTACGAATATTTTAAATGTTCAATTTGTTCCATTTTTATCTAATAATACATTTATTGGATTTTCATCTTTACCTCATGGATTGATCAACTCTGACATTGTTAATATCAGTGGATTGAGTACGAGCAACACTGGATTAGAACAATCATTTTCTATTGGTGTAAGAACAGATACCCTAGTTTTACAAACTTCTGTTGGATCAACTTCTACAACTGGAATTGTCACATATTTTTCTGTTTATGGAACTCTTGCATATCCTTATGTTATAGAAAATGATATATTTGAACTTGGCTCCGAACAAGTAAAAGTTTTAAATATTGACTATGATTCGTCTAGAATTAGAGTTCTTAGAGAATTTGATTCCACTGTTGGAAGTTCTCACACTGCATCAACAGTTTTGTATTCGAAAAATAGAAAATTTACTGTTAATAGTGGAGTTTCTTCTGCTAACTACAATTATAATAGAACACTATATTTTAACCCAACAGAATCTCTTGGAATAGGAACTATATCTGGAGTCGGAATAGGATCTACTTTATATTTTTCCAATCCCGGTGTTGGAATAACAGCACTGTTCGTTCCTACCAAATCAATTTATTTCAAAAATCACAATTTACAAACTGGAACAGAAATAATTTATTCTTCTAATGGAGGAACATCCATCGGTGTTTCTACAGATGGCATTACAAGTACAACACTTACAGAAAATCAATCATTGTATGTTGCAAAAATATCCAATGATTTAATTGAAATTGCAACATCTAGAGTTGGACTAGGATCAACAGGAACATTTGTTGGAATTGATAGTTCAACTTTTACTAATACTTTGTATCTTACTAGTGTAGGTTCAGGAGAATATCATAGTTTCACTACAAATTATGATAATGTGGTTACTGGTAGAGTTTCTAAGAATTTAGTAACTGTCTCAACATCATCAACACATGGTCTTCTTTTTAATGATACCGTTAATATTTCATGTCTGTCTGGGGTTAGCACTACATATAACATTGTATATAATGATAAAAGAAGATTATTAACTTTTAATAGAAAGGATTTTACTGGATCTGATGTAAACACTACTTTAAATACAATATTCATTGGCAACCACCAATATTCCACTGGAGATGCAGTTTTGCATACATCAACATCTCCAGCTGGAGGTTTGTTTGATAATCATATTTACTATATTGTGGTTGTTGACTCTGATAATATTAGATTATCTGAATCATATTACAATGCTACGATTTTAAATCCAATATTCGTAGATATTTCATCAACTTCCTTAGGATCACTATCATTAGTAAATCCAAGTCTTACTGTATTTAAAAATCAAAGTATTATATTTGATCTATCTGATTCATCACTATCTTATACTAAAAATTCAATTAATTATTCTGCATTTGATTTTAATCTATACTATGATCCCAAATTTAAGTATCCGTTCTTTAATTCTAACACATCAAAATTTAATGTAATTAAGAGTGGAAGAATTGGTATTGATAGTACAGCGAAATTAACATTATTCATAGATGAAAATGTTCCACAAACTTTATTCTACAACTTAAATCCAATAAATCAAAGCGATCTTCCAACAGAAAAACTAAACTTTGTAACTGATACTCAAATCAATAATAATAATACTATTTTTATAAAAGATAGTGTGTATTCTGGAGAACAGGTTATCAGTGGAATAGGGTCTACAACATTCTCTTTTAGCGTTTCCGTTGTTCCTGAAAGATCTGGATACCTTTCCACTGAGGCTGCACTATCGTATACTACAAATTCTCCATCTGTATTTGGAGAAATATCTGAAGTTAGAATTACCTCTGCAGGAAAAGGATATAAATCTTTACCATCAATTAAAAACATTAATTCTGAATTTGGTTCAGATGCAGTACTGAGAGTATCTTCTGAAAATATTGGAAGAATTGATAAAGTCGAAATTCTTGACATTGGATTTGATTACCCCGCAGACAGAAGTTTGAGACCTATCGCTCAAATTCCACAAATAATAAAAATTAAGCCACTTAATACATTTGAGAGCATTGGTGTTACTTCCACTGGTAGAAATTATTCTATTGCTCCAGATCTCATAGTTCTCGATGGATTGACTGGAGAGTTAATTCAAGATGTGGACTTAAGATTTAACTTAAATTCAAATGAAGTTACAATATTAAAGAATACTAAAGGAATTAGTGATATTTCTCCATCAATATTGCCAATAAACAATTCTAATGGGGTAGGAATCAACTCTATAACATTTGATTCTGTGACTAAAAATGTAATTGTTGGATTGGCCGTAAGTTATAGTGATGCAAATTCATATCCATTTGCTGTTGGTGACAAAATACTAATCGAAAATGTTTCAGTTGGAGTAGGAACTGATTCTAAAGGATATAATTCTTCTTCATATAATTATTCACTATTTACTTTAACTTCAATAGATCCAAACATTGGTGGAGCAAACGGAACTATTACATTTAATCTATCCGAATACTTACAATCCGATGAGAATCCTGGTGTATTTGATTCTATTAATTCATCTGGTGTAGTCGTTCCAGAAAAATATTTCCCAATTTTTAATCCTGTACTTGCAAAAAATGTTTTCTTTAAGGATGAGATCATTAAATCTGGATCTTCATTAGGAAAAGTTGAAAATTGGGATCCAAATAATGAACTATTGAGAGTTTCTTCATCAGATACATTTGAGGTAAACAACAAAGTAATAGGTCAATCTTCTTTCTCTGAAGGAATTATAGAATCTGTAGAGACTTATAATTCTTCTTACAATGTAGACTCATCATCTATTGTAAGAAAAGGTTGGGAACTTGAAACAGGATTCTTAAACAATAGCATTCAGAGATTGCATGATAATGACTATTATCAGTATTTTTCATATTCTCTCAAGTCCAAGATAGAATATGAAGACTGGAATAATCCTGTAAGTTCTTTGAATCATACTGCAGGATTTAAAAAATTCAGTGATTTAATTGTTGAGTCTCAAGATGATCAAAACATTGGTATTAATACGGAACAAAATAGTGGGGATTTTGTAGGTCTTGCAGACATTATATCCACAATTGATACTAATTGTGTAAATGATTTCGATTTGGCAACAGAAAAGACTTTAAATATAACTCCAGTTATTTCTAAAGAGATAATTTTTAACACTAGAATACTTCAAGATTACATTGAATCTGTAGGAAATAGAGTTCTTATCATTGATGATATTAGTAATGAATTCAACAGTAATCCTAGAAGCACACAATACAGTATAGTTGATACTTTTAAATTAAATTTAGGAAGATCTAGAAAATTTATTACATATGTAAGAGATAGAAGGTTTACTGGCGAAAGGCAGATATTATTAGTTACTTTGATTAATGACAATTCAAATGCATATATTAGTCAATATGGAAGAGTTGAAACTGTAGCGGATATGGGATCCTTTGATTATGCTATCTCTGGCGACGAAGGATTATTGCAGTTTTATCCTGTTGATTATACTGTAAACAATTTTGATATTAGCCATGTTTCATATAATATGAGAGATTCTGCAGCTGGAATTGGAACTCAAGATTTTGGTGATATTGTTCAGGTGAAGACATCAAATGTATCATTGGCACCTGGAACATCATCAGCTACTACAATTGTAGGAATTGCATCAACATATAGAGCTTCCAAATTAATTGTTGAACTGAGTGATGATTCTAACTCATACTACGAATTTAATGAATTTACTGTTTTACATGATAATTCTACTGTTGAATTATTGGAGTATGGAAGAATAACTAATGATACTGGTTATGGCATAGGAACTTTTGGTGCAAGTATTTCTGGATCTAACTTAATTTTAGAATTTACTCCAAATACTTCTTTAGCTTCAACTGTAACAGTTGACTCCGTTAGAATTTCTGTTGCATCTACACAGTCAACTGGTGTAGGAACTGTTACTTTAAATACGACTCTTCTCAATTCTTTGTATACGGGAATTGGATCAACATCTTCTCCTGTTGAAAATGTAATTGCGACTTACAGTGATCCATATAGTTGTGCATATTATCTTGTATGTGTAGAAGATACTACAAACAATGAATATCAAGTTTCCGAAGTGGTTGTTGCAACTGCTGGCACTACAACTGCAATTACTGAGTTTGGTGAAATTGTAACTAATAATACATTGGGATCAATTGGAGTTGGAGTCACAAACGGAACTACCGAACTTTATTTTACCCCAAATCCCGATATTGATGCACAAGTTAGAGTTTTTCAAAATGCACTTAGAGTTCTTGATAATAGCAACAGTCTCAACGAAATAGATCTAATAAATGCATCAATTAATAGTGGAAGTGGAATTTATAGAGGAACATTTACTGATATCAAGAGATCATTCAATTTACTTCATAATGGCAATCAAATATTTGAAAGGGTCTTTGATGGAAGTGCTGATAGAGTAGTTAATGTCTCGGATAATACTATCATAGTTCCTAATCATTTTTATGTAACAGGTGAAGAACTAACTTACATAAATGCGGGAGCAGGAACATCTCAGGCAATTGGAATATCCACAGTAGATACGGGAATAGTTGGTATTGGCACTACAGATAAATTGCCATCAACAGTATATGCAGTAAAAATAGACAATTTGAGAATTAAATTAGCTTCTTCTTCAGAAAATGCACTCAAAACTGTTCCAATAGTTTACGATTTAACTTCAGTAGGAATAGGAACAACTCATACATTTGTTGCTAAAAATCAAAACTCTAGAGTTATTGTAGGAATTGATAATGTAATACAGTCTCCAATAGTCGCAACTGCAGTTACATCTACAGTTGCTGAAGATATATTAACAATAGATGATGTTATTAAATTTACTGGAATTACTTCTTTCTTTGGTGGAGACTTAGTTCAAATTGGTGATGAAATAGTCAGGATTAATAGTGTAGGATTTGGTAGCACAAACGCTTTCTTAGTAGAAAGAGAGTGGATGGGAACTGGATTAACTACACACTCCTCGGGAACATTAGTTACCAAAATCTATGGCAATTATAATATCGTAAACAATATTATTAATTTTGCTTCTGCACCATATGGTCGTGTACCTATTGGAACTGCAACTAATCCACCAAGTGAAAGAGATTATCTTGGAATTACCACAAGTTCCACCTTTAGTGGTAGATCTTTCATCAGATCCTCTATAGAAAATAGTTCAGTAGAACCATACTCCAAGAACTACATCTATGATGATATTTCTTCTGATTTTACTGGAGTGTCTACAGAATTTACATTAAAAGTTTCTGGAACAGATATTGGAGGAATATCTACAAGTAATGCTGTTGTTTTGATAAATGAAATATTCCAACAGCCACAAAGATTGGGTGGATTAATTAATATCGAAGGAGATTATACACTTAGAGAAAGTGTAGGAATTACTAGTATTCAATTTACAGGATCAATTACATCTACATCAAGTGATATTAATACATCCAATGTTCCTGTTGGTGGAATTATTGTTTCCGTTGGATCTACCGAAGGATTTGGATATCAACCGTTAGTGTCTGCGGGTGGAACAGCAATTGTTTCAATTGCTGGAACTATTTCTTCCATCAGTATTGGAAATAGTGGTTCTGGATATAGATCAGGAATACAAACTGTAAATGTTGGTGTTTATACTGGAGGTCTTGGAATTGTCGATGTTGAATATGTTGGTATCGCTACCATAATAGATGGCCATGTAACGGGAGTTGCAATTACAAATCCTGGAACTGGATATACAAATACCAATGCACCTTTTGTATACTTTGATTCTCCATTATCATATTCAAATATTCCTTTAGTCTATAGTTCATCTTCTGTCCAGGGATCAGGATCTAATGCAACAGTTGATATTGTAGTTGGACAAGGATCTAGTGTGATTGATTTTGAAATCAAAAACTTGGGTTATGGATATGGACAAGGAGAAATTCTGACAGTATCAATAGGAGGTACAGTAGGCATACCAACAAATACTGCACTTGCATTTGAGGAATTCCAAATCTTTGTCGATAAAGTTCAAAGTGATACTTTCTCTGCATGGACAATTGGAGATCTTCAAGTAATTGATAGTCCAGAAGAACTATTTGATGGCGTGTCGAGATCGTTCCCAATCAGGATCAATGGTCAACAGACTTCTATTCGGGCGAAACTTGGTTCTCTTATTAATGTTGAAGCCACTCTTCTCGTATTTTTAAATGACATATTACAAGTTCCTGGAGAAGCTTACACATTTAATGGAGGAAGTTATATAACTTTTGCATCTCCACCAAAAGTTGGTGATAAATGTAATATTATTTTTTATAAGGGAACAGGTGATGTTGATACTTCCAATGTTGATATTTTAGAAACAGTAAAGATTGGAGATACTGTAAGATTAAATGATGATAATCTATTATATAAGGAAAATTCAAGAATAGTAACTAATGTAAATTCAACTGATAGTGTATTTACAAATCCATATGCTGGCCCTGGCATTTCATTAAATGAAACATATGAAAGACCTGTCATATGGTGCAGACAAACTGAAGATAGATTCATACAAGGAAGTTATGTTGCCAAAGATAGAGTTCAATATGAACCACTAATACAACCAACAACAAATATTATCCAAAGTGTTGGAATTGGATCTACCACGATTTTTGTGGAAAGTGTAAAAACTTTCTTTGACAGTGACAAGGAAAATACCACAAGTCAAATTCAATCCAAAATTAGAATAATCAGTCAAGACTTAATTGTTGGAGCTTCTGCGACCGCCGTAGTTTCTTCTGCAGGAACTATTACTTCGATTGTTATTTCTGATGGTGGTGTTGGTTATACGACATCTCCATCTGTAACAATTTCAAATCCAGTTGGTCTTGGAAGCACTCAGAGAGCAACAGCATCATCTACAATTTCTATAGATGGAACTGTTTCTTCAATTTCAGTTTCATCTCCTGGAACTGGTTACACTACTTCAAATCCTCCAGTAGTTCTTATCGAGACACCATCATCTGTAATTGAAGAGATTGAAAATGTAACTTATAGTGGAGATTTTGGAATTATTACTGGAGTAAGTACAGTATCTGTTGGAGTTGCATCTACAGGAATAGTATTTGATTTGTTTATACCTACAGATTCTTATTTGAGAGAAAGTTCAATTGTTGGAACAGCAATTACTGTTAGCACTATACAAACTGGATACTATTTTATTGTTAGTGCATCTAATGTTGGTAATGGAGTAACATCACTATATCAAGATGGTTCTACAGTTGGGATTGGAACTAATTTCTTAGACAACATTTATGAAGTATCTAATGTATCAATTGCACAAACATCAGTTCCTGGTGCAGGTGTTACTGCAGTAGCAAAAGTTACAGTAAGTGTTAGTGATTATAATGGATTATCCGGAATTGGATATAGCAATTTCTATGGAAATTACAGTTGGGGAAAGATTGAGGTTTCTGGTAGAACTAATCCACAAACCTTCACTTCATATAACAATGGTTTACTTGGTGTTTCCACTTCACCAGTTATTGAAAGAATAAATCCTTTAAGATATTTAAATTATAACTCATAAATAAATAAAAAACCCTAAAATGTCGGCAATTATAACTGATCAATTAAGAATATTAAATGCTAAAAGTTTTGTGTCTGCGGCCACAACAGACACAAATTCTTTTTATGCTTTTGTTGGTCTCCCCAATGCTACAGATTATCAGTCAAATTGGGATTCTTTACCACCTGCTCCCAAAGATAATTTCGATGAAGAGAATGACTATTGGGATACTATTATTGCTTTGAAAAAAGTACAGAATGGAGATGTCAAACAAGTAGTAAGAAAAATTACTTGGACATCTGGAACAACTTATGATATGTATAGACATGACATAAGCAGAACAAATACTTCAAAACCTTCGGGAGCAACTAATTTATACTCTTCAAATTTTTATGTTGTAAATGAAGATTTTAAAGTCTATATCTGTTTGTATAATGGAACTGATCCGGAGAATCCAAATGGTAGACCATCTCTTGATCAACCTACATTTACCGATTTAGAACCTAGAGCTGCGGGTGACAGTGGAGATGGATATTTGTGGAAATATCTGTACACAATTAAACCGAGTGACATTGTAAAATTTGATTCTACAAATTATATTCCAGTACCCAGAGACTGGGAAACTAGTGAAGACAATGCTGTGGTTAGAGACAATGCTTCAACTAGCGGTCAATTAAAGGTTGTAACAATTACAAATAGAGGAGTTGGTTTAGGAACTGCAAATAGAACTTATACCAGAGTTCCAATAAAAGGAGATGGATCTGGAGCTGAAGCAACAATAGTTATCAATAATGATTCTGAAGTTGAAAGTATAACAGTATCCAAGGGAGGATCTGAGTACACTTATGGATCTATAGATTTGGTTGGAGGTGGAGTTCCTACAGGATCAACTTCTCCAGTTTTTAATGTAATAATTCCTCCACAAGGAGGACACGGTGCAGATATTTACAGGGAACTTGGAGCATTTAATGTTTTAGTTTATTCCAGAATCGAAAATGATATAGAAAATCCAGATTTTATAACTGGCAATCAAATAGCAAGAGTTGGAATTGTAGAAAATCCAGAATCTTTTGGATCTTCAAGTTTGCTTACTTCAGATAAGGCAAGTGCAGTTTATGCATTAAAATTGGTTGGATCTGGATATAGTTCTGCAGTCTTTAATGCTGATTCTAGAATCATTCAAACAATAGGTGTTGGATCTACGGCTGTTGGTAGAGTTATTTCTTATGATCAGAACACTGGGGTATTGAAATACTGGCAGGATAGAAGTCTCGTTGGATTTAATACAGACAAGACTCAAAACTCATCCCCAACATATGGGTTCACATTAAATAGATTTACCTCAGATATAGGAACAGGTGGTTCTTTAAACATTATTGGTGGAAGTGTGACACTGGGAATAGATACCTCATTTAGCGGTGTATCGACTGCAATAAATAATAGAACATACTATCTTGGTCAAACTTTTACTAATGGAGTTTCTAATCCAGAGGTTAAAAAGTATTCAGGAAACATAATTTATGTTGACAATAGACCTTCAATTACGAGGTCTACCAATCAAAAAGAAGATATCAAAGTTATTTTGCAATTCTAAAGAATCATGCCCCAAGAAACAAACCTTAATGTCTCTCCATATTTTGATGACTTTGATCCAGAAAATGGATATCATAAAGTTCTTTTTAAACCAGGATATCCCGTACAAGCTAGAGAACTAACAACTTTACAATCAATACTTCAAAATCAAATTGAGCAATTTGGAACACATATATTTACTGAGGGTTCAGTAGTAATTCCAGGTTCTCTTGGGTACAGAAATGATTTAAATGCAGTAATTGTTGAAAATGATATTCTAAATGTAAATGTTGAGTCATATTTACCATTTGCTACAAATAAAACAATAAGGGGGCAGCAAAGTGGAATTCGTGCGAGAATAGATTTTTACTTAAGTGCAACTTTTACAGAATCTGGCAATACGACATTATATGTTACCTATCTAAATTCAGATTCGCAAGATAATTCCAGAAAGGTATTTTTAGACTCCGAAAATTTAATAATTGAAGAAGACCTTATTGATGATGTTGTTGATGATATTGCTAGCGAAGACACCACAGTTTCATCAAGTATCATTTTAAGGTCTGGGGAAGCAATAGCTAGAACAATAGATATCGAATCTACTTCCGTAGGATCTGCAGTATACTTGACTGAGGGGATATATTTTGCAAGAGGAAATTTTGTACAGGTCTATGATGAGTTTATTGTAATATCTCAATATTCAAACACTCCTAGTGTAAAAGTTGGTTTTAAAGTAATTGAGGATATTGTAAATTCATATGAAGATGAATCATTAAATGATAATGCACAAGGATTTTCCAACTACGCTGCACCGGGGGCAGATCGTCTTAGGATAACTCTATCTTTAATTGCACTACCAATAGACTCCACAGATCTTAACGACTTTATATTATTAAAGGAGATTAGAAATGGAGTTGAAATTACAACTAGAAATACACCAAGTTATAATATCTTATCAGAGGAGTTTGCAAGAAGAACATTTGATGAATCTGGAGATTATTATGTAAAAAAACCTACATTAAAAGTTGCAGAAACTTTAAACGATCTTAAGGGAAATGGTGGAATTTTTAGAGAAGGATCTCTCACATACAATAATAACACTCCATCAGAAGAACTTGGAACATATGTTATTTCTCCAGTAAAAGCATATGTTAGGGGTTATGAAGTGGAGAATGTTTCGCCACTATACCTTGATTTTAAAAAACCGAGAGAAACTAAACTTTTAGAAAATCAAAGTGTCAACTATTTAACGGGACCAACATTTACATTAAATAGGGTATACGGATCTCCTACAATTGGATTATCGACATCATATAGCCTTTCTCTTAGAGATACAAGAGTAGGAACTGATCAAATTGCTGAAGTCGGAAAGGAAATAGGTCTCGCAAGAGTTTATGATTTTGCTTTAGAGTCTGGATCTTATGACACTGCAAATCCAGATACTAATGAGTGGGACATCACATTGTTTGATGTTCAAACATTTACTGAAATATCAATTAATGAACCTATCAGTCTTTCTATACCAACTCAAATAAAAGGAAAGTCTAGCGGCGCAACTGCTTACCTTAGATATACTACTTCAAGTTCAGGAATTATAACAGCGTACAATGTTCAAGGATCATTTTCTATTGGAGAAAGATTGATATTTGATGGAATAGAAAATACTAGAGTTTCTACTGCAATAACATCGTATTCAGAAAATGATGTAAAGTCCGTTTATGGTATAGTTGGAACTGCATATACATTTACTGGCGATCTGAAGCAATATGCAAGTTATTTTGTAGGATCTGTAAACATTAGTGGTGCTAGTGCGGGAGTAAGCACTGTAACTTCTACCGATTCAATTTTTATTGGCATTGCAACTATAGGAAATTTAGTCGCGTTTAGCAATCCTGGACTAACTGTACCATCATTTGCAAAAATAACTCAAGTTTCTCAAAATAGTTTAATCATCACTGGTGTTACTACAGTAACAGGAATTTGTGATGGAAGTCTACCATCTACTGACATTGCACCATCAGATTTTTCAATCCTAAATTCTAGATTGCAATCTTCAACTGACAATACATTATATACAGTTTTTCCAAAACAAAATATATCTGATGTAGATCTTACAAATTCCGATATTATAATTAGAAAACAGTATGATGTTACTATTACATCAAACTCCACAAATACCATAACGGCTTTAGAGACAGAAACTTTCTTACCTTTTGATGAAGAAAGATATGTTCTAATCAATAAAGATGGAACAACCGAAGAATTAACACCGGACAAATTCGTTTTCACAAATGGATCAAGAAGTTTGACAATTAATGGACTCTCCTCCTCTGGAGATGCTAAATTGATTGCAACCTTAAGAAAAATTTCTGTAAAGTCTAAAGTTAAATTTAGAAATAGAGTTAAGTCAATAATTGTAGATAAATCTAAATATGATTATTCTGGAGTAGGATCAACATCAATTAATGATGGACTTACATATGGAAATTATCCATATGGTACTAGAGTTCAGGATGAAGAATTATGTTTATTGCATCCAGATGTAACAAAAATACATGGAGTATTTGAGTCCGATGATGTTAATAGTCCAGACTTACCATCACTACAATTAACATCTTTAACTGGCCCAACATCTAAAACTGGAGATTTAATTCTTGGAGAAGAAATTGTCGGATCTATAAGTCAGTCTGTTGCAGTATATTGTGAAAAAATTAATGATTTGCAAATTGGGTTTATATACTCCAATTCTTCTAGATTTATTTCAGGAGAAGAAGTTACATTTAAAGAATCTGGGATTAAGGCTATAATTACTACTGTTAATAATGGAGATAACAACATTACTCAAAATTATACTTTTGTAAATGGGCAAAAAAATACAATATATGATTATTCAAAATTAATAAGAAGTAAAAATTTTAAAGAACCAACTTCAAAACTAAAGATAGTATTTGAATATGCCGAATTCTTATCTTCTGATGATGGGGACATCACAACAGTAAATTCATATGATCAGTTCGAATACTGTGACATTCAAACTGTTAATGGAATTAGAAACACCGATATAATTGACATTAGGCCTAAAGTATCTAATTTTTCTGTATCTGAAGGAGTAAGATCTCCATTTGAATTTTTAGGAAGAACCTTTAGTGAGAGTAATAACTCTGCTCCAAATATTTTGGCATCAGATGAATCATCTACATTAAATTATTCATTTTATTTGCCAAGAATTGATAAAATATATTTGTCAAAGAATGGAGTATTTCAACTAATTTCAGGTGTTCCTTCAGAAGTACCTCAACCACCTCAACCAATTCAAGATTCTTTAGAAATTGCAACTGTTTATCTACCAGCATATCTGTGCAATATAGAAAATATCACAATAAGTATCTCTGATCATAAGAGATATAGAATGTCAGATATTCAGAATATTGAAAATAGAGTTAAAAATTTAGAATTCTACACTGCATTAACTCTTCTTGAGATTGACACCTCAAACTTAACTATTACAGATGCATCTGGATTAAATAGATTTAAGTCAGGTTTCTTTGTGGATGATTTTTCGACCACAGAATCACAAAAGAAAGTAACAGTAGTTAAGAATTCAATCAACATAAAAGATTCTGAACTAAGACCAACACATTACACCACACAACTAGATCTTCTTCTCGGAACAAACTCTTTAGTTGGAATTGGAACATCTGCAGATCCATTGGCAGATGCAAAGTTTACCAATGATTTAATTGGATCTGGAGTAAAAAGAACAGGTCAAGTTATAACACTTGATTATGAAGAAGTTGCTGAAATAAATCAACTTTTATCCACAAGAGTTGTTAATGTAAACCCATACGGATCAGATTTCTTTGGAGGAACTGTAGAGCTATTCCCATCTTCAGATGTTTGGGTTGATCAAGTTAGATTAGAACCTAAAACTATTAATGCTGAAGGAAATTATACGCAAACTCAAATTCAACTTACAGAACAAGGTTTTGATAAGCAAACAGGATTTGGGCCTATAACATGGGGATCTTGGGAAACTGTATGGACAGGCGAAAGTATTTCTAATACCACAAGAGAGGTAACTAGAGGATATGAAGTTTACTCGGATGAAATTCAAGTCACAACAAAAACAGGAACTTCAACTCGTCAAGGAACTAGACAAGTACTTAAGGAGCAATTTGATAACACATCATTTGGAGATCAAGTTTTAAATAGTGAGGTGATACCTTATGTTAGATCTAGAAATATTGAGTTTACTGCAAAGAGATTAAAACCATCTACAAGAATGTATACATTTTTCGATGGTGTAAATGTTAATTCATATGCAGTTCCAAAATTATTAGAAATAAGTATGATAAATGGAATTTTTGAAGTTGGTGAAACTGTAGTTGGTTCCTTTGATGTTGGTCCTGGAGGAAATTTTCCAGAAATTACTTTTAGAGTTGCAAATCAAAATCACAAATATGGTCCATATAATAATCCTACTGATGTTTTCACACTAAATCCATATGATATAGCACAAACAGTTCCAGAATCATACTCTTCAACTTCTTCAATTTTAAACATTGATACTTATAGTCTTTCTAATCAACCTCAAGGTGAATACTATGGATATGTCTCTCAAGATATGAAACTGAAAGGACAAACTAGTGGAGCTGAAGCAGTAATAACATCTGTCAGATTAGTTACCGATAATGTTGGAACTCTTATCGGATCTTTATATGTTCCAGATCCAAATATTTTAATTAATCCAAAATTTGAGGCAGGAACAAAGGTATTCAGAATTACTAGTAGTTCAAATAACTCTCAGATTATTGGAGTTG